GTCTATTCGGTCCTGTACTATTTTAGGTCTTATAGAAATACCAGCTTCTAATATTTCAGATACCAAAGTGGCCATAGGTATTCTTTCTACCTTTGCCTGGACCTGTATTTTATCTTTTAGTTGCTGGGAGATCTTCAGAAAGAAGGGTGTAAGCTCTTTGTTTTTAGCCATTTTTTATCTCCTTTATAAATATTTAAAATATATCTTGAATATATATATTAAATCACTATATTCACAATAAGCACACTATGAGAACAACAATAGGAAACAAAAATAGGAGGTTATCATAATGAATAAGATAGTAGCACTTGTTAGAGTAAGTACAGACAAGCAAACAGTAGAGAACCAGGAGTATGCAATCAAACAAGCATACAAGGATACAGAAATCATTTGGTTCAAGGAGGATGATACATCTGGTAAAAAGAAACTTAGAAACAGACCTGTATTCCAGGAGGCAGTTAAAACAGCAAAAAAACTTAATGTGCCTCTTGTTGCATACTCACTAAGTAGATTAGGTAGAACATGGGAGCTACAGATTTATCTTGAAGAGAACAAAGGTAAGATACAATTTCATGTGCTTGATACTAATGATTTGTATGGATTAGAAGGACAAATAAAAATACTTCTAAGTGTACAAGAAAGAAAAGACATAGCATCAAGGACCAAAGCAGCTCTTACAAGATTGAAAGCAGAAGGTGTTAAGCTAGGCAATAGAACTAATCTTGATGAAGTGAGACTAAGAGGCCATGAAAAAATAAAATCAAATGCAGACAAATATGCACAAAACATCAAAGATATTATCCAAGGCATAAAATTATCTGGAATAAATACACTCCAGGGTATTGCAAATGCTTTGAATAACAGGGGTGTCAAGACTTACCAGGACAAACTTTGGTACCCTACAACAATAAAAAATGTCCTGGAAAGGGGTTGATTATGAACAAAATATGGTTACTGTGTAAGCATAAGATGAACATAAAAGAAACATTATTATTTCTTGTTGAAGGCATAGCTTTCTTGTTATGTCTGGCTGTTATCCTTGCGACTGTTGTTTTAGGCTGCGTAATGATTGATAGCTGTTACTACTACTATGTACCAGGAGGGGAGTTTGATGGTAGATAGTGGTAGAAAAACATCTTATCTCCGTAGAGAACTAGGAGGGAGTGTTAGTGGTTCCCTCCTAGTAAAAAGTTTCAAGACACCAAACCAGATCTTGAAAGATGCTCTCAATGAGAGTGAAGGGAAGGAGGCTACAAATGACATAGCTAACGAACCCAAAGTTATTGCTGGTAGAAAATTAGAACCAGTAATACTTGAAATGTTCATGGACCAGGTAAAATCTTATTGTTCTGAAAAACAAAAAGTAAAAATGACTGTTCCTAAAACAGCACACCTGTACCAGTTGGACAATGGTAAACTTGGCAGCTCATTAGATGGTATGTTACACATATCACCAGGTATCTTAGAACTTCCAGACTATTCAAAAAAAACATTTAGCTTATCTAAACAAGCAGTCTTGGAGTGTAAGAATTATTCTGGAGCTGCCGAGGATGAACCATATCCTGCATACAAGTATCAGATACAACAAGCTCTGCTTACTACAGGATGTGAGTATGGTATTCTGGTAAGGTTAGTCAAAGGATGGCAACTTCAATGGTTTATCTACAAAAGAGATCATAAAATGATTGATGAGTTAATATCAGCTGGTAATGATTTCTGGAATAGATTTGATGGTATCAAGGATGGACATGATTATTGGTACCCACCTCAAGATACAAAAGAAGCTAGTGAGATTTATAAAAGTAATGGATCAAAAGAGGTCCAGGACATGAGCACACACAATAAGTTAGGTATATTGGTTGAGCAATTTGTATCTGCATCTGCCGATGAAAAAGAAGCAAAGAAAAGAAAAGATGCTGCATCAATGTACATCAAAGAAATAGTTGGTGGTAATGAGGTTGTAAAATTTAATAATTACACAATCAGACATACAACTAATCAAAAGAAAAAAACAAAAACTGTACCGATACCTGGTGAATTCACTAGCTATAGAAGGTTTACAGTTGAAGGAGGAGATAAATGACAAAAGATAAACAAGTATCAAATATATATAAAAAAATATTTAATGTTCAACATGAGTGCGAGAGTGTAATCAAAGATGAAAAGAGAGGATTACAATACAAACCACTATCATACAATTCAGTTAATGCAGTAGTAAGACCAGCATTACAAAAACATAAACTTACTTTGATACCTTATGTTAAATCACATGAGCAAGATGGTAATCAAACAAGATGTGTTATGGCTGCAAGAGTTGTTGATGTAGAAACAGGAGAACACATTGATGTTGGAGATTATTTTGGGTATGGGAATGATACCCAAGATAAGGGCCCAGGTAAGGCCATGTCTTATGCTTACAAATATCTTTTATTAAAATTATTTTTATTAGATATATCCGATGAAGAGGATAGTGAGAAAGGTGATAATCAAACAATAGAAACAAAAAATAAAAATAAAAAATGGATGGATAAGTTTGAGTTAGATCTCAAAAAAAGTGTAGATCTTATCTTAGAAGATATACAGCTTACCGATGCTGAAAAGATGCATGAAATAAAAAATATCAGAGATAAAACAAGAGACGAATTTAAGAAGCTAGTAGATATTGATAGAGGTAAAGGTAATATGATTGCTGACTGGATTAATAAAAAAGAAAAGGAGCTAACAGAAAATGCTACTAACACCAAACCAGCTTAAAGTTTTAGATTTTGTAAGTCTTTACATAAAAAAAAATAGGTATGCACCTACCATAAGAGAGATTGCAAAACATCATGGGTGTGTACATTCTAACATTTGGAGGATCTTGAAAGACATAGAGACTAAAGGATATGTTAAGATCCACAAAGGTAAAATGAGAGGACTGGAGGTAACTAATCATGGCAATAGCATACAAGAGTAGGTTTCGTAAATGGTTTGTCAAAGAACTCATCAAAGCATTTGATGGTGAGAATGATGTAGTGGTAATGACCTTTGATCAAGATTATAATGAAAAGGGAGATCCAGTACAGAAGTTTTACTCAGCAGATGATATTGACCTGGAGGTAATACAAAAGACTGCTACAATCCAAGTCAAACCTTTTGAAGAGTTATGGGCCAAGAAAAACCGAGAACGAATAGAGCACATATTCCTAAAAGATCCTATTGAAAATAAGAGTGGTAATTAAATAGCCATTCCTGGCCTTTAGATACCCTAATTTTTCAATCTTTTGGTTTTTGGGTAGTTACCCCTTGCTCATGTCCTTCCAGGCCTTCCTGATAGCTCTCTGCGAGGATTTTGTAAAGACTGACATGGGATATACATTGGTATCACCATATCCTATATCATCCTCATTCTGGTACGAGGCAAAGGTCCTTACACATTCTACTCCATCATCCAAAAAGATCTCATACAGATAAGCCTCAGTAATTATTGTTGCACATTTAAGTTTACCAAACTCATAATCAGTACAAAGAGAACTAGATCCAACAATATCTAACCAGGTTAATTTTATAAAAAAATGTTTCTTTCCATTTATGGTTACAGTTTTAGCCATAAGTTTTTCTCTTCCATAATATTTCTTCCTTTGCTTCTTCCAAATCAAAAACAGGTTTACAAAATTTCAAAGGATCTGTTTCATTTGGATTTATTATGAAAGCCATAGACTTGAATATTGTGTGATCTCTAAAACCTTTTTGTTCTGCAAAATCGTCAATCTCTTTGTAACCTGCAACTCTAACTGCATGAGCTATTCTACCTGTCTCTGGTCTTTTAATTATTTGATATGCAGAGTTGTGTCTGTGTCCTGCAACATAAACATCATCATCTCCAAACCTTGCAGCTTTTGACATAGCATGAGCTTCATTCCATTGTGAGTGCCCAGAGTAATCATGCCTACAATTAACTTTAAAATTTATATTGTTGTGCATTTTAATTTTTAATCTAACACCATGATTTTTATAAACACCCATCTCAGATTTAAAAATAAATTTATTTATATCCCCACCATCCGTATTCCATATATCATGATTACCACCAATAATTGCTAACCAAGTTACACCACAATCTTTGAAAAACCATTCTATAAGTTTTACTGCTTGGTTCCTAGTTGTCTCCTGGTCTGCGTATTTTTTCATCAATCTACCTACCCAGTTATTTGTAATATCACCCACACATATACCCATCATGTTACCCTCTTTGATGTGTTTTAAATCTTCAAGTAAAGCCTCCCAGTTGCATCCCATATCATCAATGTGTGGATCTCCTACAAAAGCTATACCAAAAACACCCTCAGCTCTACACTCTACAGGTATCGTACTGGTTGCATCATGAAATTTTTTTTTTCTTCTCCAGGTTTCTAGTGCTCTATTTACAAGCTGTTGTCCTGTTGGTTCTTGATCTGGGAACTCCTCAATAAAGAAGGGAGCTTCATCTTTTTCTATAGTTACATTTTTTTTATTCTTAACACCAGGAGGTCTGCCTCTTGGCCTTTTGATTTTGATTTCATCCATAATTTATAAACCAACGAATTCCTCAGCAAACCATTCACCTACATCAAACCCTGGACAATCAGCTTTATTATCTGGATCTAAATCACAATGTCCTACAACTTCTGCTGTTGGATAAATCATTAAAAGAACTCTAACTAAATCATGTAAAGCAGCCATCTGTTCTGGAAGATAGTT